CTTATCTGGAGCGTCTTAGCTTCGATGACTTTGCAGACGATTATCGTATTATATCGGCAGGCAATCCTGCTGTGTTTACAGTTCGTCCAGACAATGTGCTTTTATTTAATGCCAAGCCTACTGAGACTAAGACTGTCACCTACCACTATTACTCAAAGCCAGTATCCCTTACTGATAACACTTCAATACCTGGTCTTCCCGATAGATATCACGCACTGATTGTTTATCAGGCTCTCAGGTCATACGCCCTGTTTGATGAGGCTCCTGAGCTAGAAAGAAAAGCCATTGGCTACTTTGAGGCAATGCTTGCAGATCTTCATAGAGATCAATTACCCGCGCTCAGTGCGCCTGCAACTTTGGCCTAGCGGAGTAGTTCATGCCTATAAACTTAGACTACTTTCCAGCAGTCGGCGGCCTTAATCAAGAAGCTCCACCTTTGGCTATGCAGCCTGGCGAGCTGGTTGATGTTGCGAATTACGAATGCCTTCCCAATGGCGGCTATCGAAGAATCTTTGGTTACACATTATTCGATGGGCAGTCCACTCCCTCACAAGTAGTCCCGGGAACGGGAGCTGTTGTTGGTGTTCATATTTATAAGGGCAACGTCTACGCATTGAGAGAAGACGGCACAAACGCCCGTATGTACAAAGCCACAAGCACTGGCTGGGTTCAGATAAACAGTGCTAAGACTTGGAGTACTGGCGGTAAATTCCGGTTTTGTAATTACAATTTCCAAGGGCAAGACGCGCAAGAGAAAATGTTTATTGTTAATGGTGTTGATAAAGCCACGCAATTCGATGGCACAACATTTACGACTATAACTACTGGTGCAGGCACAGATAACCCTGGGTTAGTTATTGGATACAGATACCATCTTTTTCTTGCTGTCGAATCTTCCTTAGTCGGCTCTTCAATTGGCGACCCACTCTCATATCTAGCAAACACTGGCGCTGTTGAAATAGCGGTGGGCGATACCATCACTAATCTTCAAGAACACGCTAGTGCGCTTATCGTAGGATGCCAAGACTCTACCAAGACCCTCTACGGATCTTCCTCTGCTGATTGGCAGGTTGATGAATTAAACAAAGCTGGCTCTTACGCAAACACCCTTGAGTCGATTGGTGGACAGGTTCTAGGCCTTGATAGGCAGGGATTAATGAGTCTCTCAGCCGCTCAGCAGTTTGGTAACTTTGCTTACGCTTCTTTGTCGCAAAAAGTGACTACCCTGGTTAAAGGTTTTACATCCAATCCTCTTAGCGTGATTAATCGAACATCGAATCAGTATCGGTTATTTAACGAAAAGGATGGACTCTATTTTACCTTTGCTGGGCCAGAGCTGGTCGGCGTTACTAAAACAGAATTCCCTGACAAGGTGAAGTGCATTGCTTCCTCTATCGATGAGCAAACCCAAGAGATCTCTATATTCGGATCTGACGATGGCAAGGTGTTCAAGATGGACACTGGCTATCGATTTAATGGCGTAAACATCTACGCCTACCTCCTCACTAATTTCACGGCCTATTCAGGATCGACAGTAAACAAGCGGTTTAGACTGGTTCAACCTGACATAAGAGTTGAGGGAGAGGTTCCAATTCAGATCGCTGTTCGTGCAACAACAAACTATGGCCTGGGTGATTCTTCTCGAGGCGTTTCTTTAGATCTATACCCAGGGCCAGGCTCCTTATATGACGTTCAATTCTGGGATGAGTTTAGGTGGGATACCACTTACTCAAATGATGCAAAAGTAAGGGTTTCTGTAACAGGTGTGAACATGGGCGTCTACATTGCAACAGCAGGCTCTGAGAACGCAGTACATACCGTACACGGAGTGACCCTCCATTATTCCCCACGGAGGCTTAAACGATGAGCAATAATTACGTCCCAGATGAAGGCGACTTACTACCAGGTGAGCTTGCCAGGTCGGCAGACATTAATCTTCGCTACAGTAATGTTGTTGCTGGATTTGATCTTTTGCCAACTCCTCTCGGTTCAGGACAGACAGGTTTTTCGGCTGCCTTAAACGTCGGAACTCCAACAGCAAATACTCATGCCGTCACAAAGCTATTCGCTGAGACAACAATTGTCACCGCAGCTGAGGCCGCTGCCCTTGCGTATATCCAACCTACTCTTGCCGCACACTTAGCTGCAACTACTGTTCTGCGTGATGAGGCTGCGGCCTCGGCAACTGCCTCGGCAAACTCGGCGGCCGCATCACAGACGTCTAGGCTTGCTTCAGAAACCGCAGAGACTAATGCAGAGACAGCGGAGACAAATGCTCAAACTGCGGAAACGGGTTCTGTAGCAGCAAAGAATACTAGCGTAAGCAGCGCGGCGGCGAGTGCGACCTCGGCTGCCGAGAGTGCGTCTTCTGCAACTGAATCTTTGGCTAGCAAGAACGCAGCGGCCACCAGTGCCACCAATAGCGCGGCCAGCGCAGTAACCAGCAACACGGCCAAAACATCAGCCCTTGCAGCCCAGGCTGCCGCTGAGACCGCAGAAACTAATGCGGAAACTGCGGAGTCAAATAGTGCCGCCTCGGCTACTGCCGCTGCCGCCTCAGCCGCATCGGCTCTGACTTCTAAAAACTCAGCTACAGCAAGCGCCACTTCAGCCACTTCAAGTGCGTCATCTGCGTCTGGATCTTCAGGAACCGCAACCACGAAAGCAAGTGAGTCAGCGGCTAGTGCTAGCGCGGCTTTGGCTTCGCAAAATTCAGCAAGTGGATCGGCAACAACTGCAACTAACCAGGCTACTATCTCGACCACTAAAGCCGGAGAAGCTGCGACTTCGGCTACTGGAGCATCTACATCAGCGTCTAACGCTTCTACCTCTGCTAGTGGCGCAGCTACTTCTGCTACAAACGCAGGTAACTCGGCTACAGCAGCAGCTAGTTCAGCCTCGGCAGCAGCAGCTTCGTTCGATCAGTTCGACGACATCTACCTTGGCGCGAAGTCTTCTGCTCCAACTGTGGACAATGACGGTAACGCTTTAGCAACAGGTGCTTTATATTTCAACACTGTCTCTAACACGATGTTTGTCTATTCAGGATCATCTTGGGCAGCAGCAGGAAGCGCAGTAAACGGCACAAGCCAACGTGAGGTTTACACCGCTACCTCTGGTCAGACAACATTTGCTATTACATATGACGTTGGTTTTGTAGATGTTTACCTGAACGGCGTAAAGCTAAAAGTAACAACAGATTTTACGGCTACGTCTGGAACAAACATCGTACTTGCTACAGGCGCTATCGCTGGCGATATTGTAGATATAGTTGCATACGGCGCCTTTAGCTTAGCTAATACTTATACTCAGGCCGCTGCTGACGCTAGGTTTGCACAAAATGCCAATAACCTCAGTGATCTAGCTAGTGCTTCCACAGCCAGAACCAACTTAGGTTTAGGCACAATCGCCACAGCAGCAACTGGTGACTACGCTGCTACCGCTAATAACTTATCTGACTTAGCATCAGCTCCTACTGCTTTGACCAACTTAGGTCTGACTGCTACGGCGACTGAGTTAAACTACACAGACGGTGTTACGTCTAACATTCAGGCTCAACTTAATGCTGCGGGTGTAGGCTCTGTAACCTCTGTAGGAGGAACAGGATCAGTTAGCGGATTAACTCTGACAGGAACAGTAACAAGCTCAGGAAACTTAACGCTTGGCGGTACGCTTGCTGATATCAACTTAGCTAGTGGAGTCACAGGAACTCTACCTGTAGCAAATGGCGGTACTGGCGCAACTACTCTCACTGCTAACAATGTCTTACTAGGCAACGGCACATCTGCGCCATTAGCGGTAGCGCCAAGCACATCAGGCAACGTCTTAACTTCTAACGGCACAACTTGGCAATCAACTGCTCCGGGGGCTGTACTTCCTCCAGTGGGAGCAATAGATGCAGGTGGTTTATGTTTAACGAATACAAACGGAACTGCTCTTATATCTCTAAGTGGGGCATCATTAGCTAGTAATAATCCACAAGGATATGCAGGACTTGGAATACAAAATGGTTCGGGAACAAATACAACAGCGCCACGAGCTGCTAAGTATTCAACTTATTATAAAAGATGGTTCGCAACAGGTGAGGGATATAACGGAAGTACTACCGCCAACGACTTATCTCTTTGGACAAGTGTAGACGGAATTACTTGGGCTGTAGTGACGAGTCTGCGTTTTCTGTATGCAGCTAATTGGCAGGGTGACTACACATCAGCAAATACCTATGACCCTCCCTTTGCAATAGATGAGTCTAACGGAAGAATTTGGGTTGCGGGTAGAGGAACTACTTCTCAAATTAGGTTAGCTTATTTCGACCCAAGCTCTGGCAATCATGAAGGAACGACTGTAAATATTTCTATTAGCAGTGGAAGCGACGATACACAAGTTTATTGGATAGAGTGCTTAGAACCTGCAAACGACATCTATATAGTGGCTGCAAATAACAATTTTACTCCAAGATTTGCAAGGATTGCCGCAGGCGCTACGTCTGGCAGTAATCTTGGTAATGGTTCAAATGCCTCAGAACGAAATGAGAATTGGCGTTTTTGTTATAACTACAACGCAGCTACTTCAACATATAGAATCGCTATGATGGTTGGCGATTCTAGACAAATATATTGGCGTGAAGCTACCAGTACAGCAGGGGCGCTGAGTGGCCCAGTAACTGGCGCAGGCAGCACAAGTTTTGACAAAGACTATCAAATTATGATGAGCAACACGCATTTGATGTGGGCAAAAGACACAACACTATACTACAAATCATTTGACCAAGATTCGTGGAGAAGTACGACGGACAACTGGCAAACAAACACCTTTAGTTATGCAACTAAAGCAATGAACTATAATCCGGTAGATGGTAACACTTACGCAATTACTCAGCGTGGACAAGTTCATAAATTTACTGACCCTACAAGTATTTCGTGCATAGGCACAATAGGGCAAGGTGTCGCAGATAGTGGCAAGGCCAGAATAAAATTTAGGAGTACTTAAGAATGTTGAGCGAAAACGAAACACAGGAAAGAAAAGAAAGACGAGCAATCGAATCAAGAAAAGTAAGAGATATGCTTATTTCAAAATGCGATTGGACTCATTCAATATCTGATTGGAATGTTCCTCAAAAAGAAGAGTGGAGATTATATCGGGCGAGTCTTAGGGATTTGCCGCTTCATCCATTGTTTACAGAGATGAGCAATCATAGCGATGAATATCCTAAGCCGCCAAATAATCCTGCTCAAATTGTTCAGCATTATATTTATGACGAGTCATCTGAAGAAAAATGGATTGTGAATCCGGACTGGGTAGAGCCAGTAGAAGAAGTCGTTTCTGAATGAGTCTAGCAGATGATGCAAAGACCGACCGACAACGCGAAGCAATACAAGCCTTACGAGATGTTCCCGCTCAATCGGGATTTCCTAATACGATTACTTGGCCTACTGAGCCAGAGGTATAGAGATGAGTAAAGCCAGAGATTTAGCATCATATATGAGCACTAATGGGTTATTAGCCGATGGGGTCATAACAGGTAGCGAAATAACTGACCTCACAGAGATTAGTGAGGGCGATACGGTTTTATCTATCGAAGATACTGGCACTGGCGGTAAGGTGCTTATAAAAGTGGATAATGGTGTAGTCGGTAACATAAATAGTAATGGTATTGTTATACCTACTGGTAGTACGTCAGAGAGGAATAGCAACGCAGCTTTAGGTGAGCTGCGGTACAACACTGACACTAATAAATTTGAGGGTTATTCGTCAGGCGGTTGGTACACAATTGAAAACGCGCCATTATTAACTTCGATTACGCCTACTTCATTTGATGGCACAAGTGGTTCATCATTTACAATTGCGGGTGGGTTTTTAGAAACTGGCAGCACTGTTAAGCTCAGAGGCACAGACGGCACATTGTATACGCCAGCAACTATCACGCATACATCAGTAACATCGCTATCTTTTACAACGGCAACTGATCTGCCAGTAAGCAACGAGCCTTACTCAGTAATTGTAACAAATCCCGGCGGCCTCTCAGCAACGCTTACCGATGCTATTGACGCTGGTAGCAATCCAGAGTTTCAGACAGCAAGTGGCACGTTATTTTCCACAACACAATGGAATGGCTCAGGCTCAGCAACAGTGAGCGCAACAGATGGAGATGAAGGAGCAATAAGTGACTTCTCTATTGTAGGCGGCGCTTTGCCCAGTGGTTTTTCTTTAAACACAACAACAGGAGCTATCACTGGAACAGGCGATACCGCTCAAGCTACTACGACATACACGTTTACAATACAAGCAGAAGACTCTGCTGGTAACACAGCGACAAGAGCCTTTACGATTGTTATTACAAATGCTTTGCCATCGTTTGCTGGAGAAACAAGCTCATTCTCTTTTGTATCAGGATCCAGCAACACAATTACACTTAACGCTACTGATCCTGAAGGTCAATCAATAACTTACAGTTTGCAATCAGGCACTTTACCTAGTGGCATGACGCTCAGTGGCAATACGGTTAGTGGTACGCCAAGCACTCCTGGTAGTAATTCTTTTACGATAGCAGCAACTGATCCAGAGGGAGGTGTTGGCACATTAGCGTACAGCGTCACAATAACCCAATCTCCTGAACTATTTACGAATATCGGCCAAAACGCATATACTGCTGGGGCGGGTCAAGTGTATGAGTTTATTATTATTGGTGGCGGTGGTTATGGCGGCAATAATGGCGGTGGCGGTGGTGGAGCAGGTGGTGCTTATTTTCGTGGGAAGTACACGCCCTCATCGTCTGGGACATTTTCAATCATTGTTGGTCAGCCGGGTACTGTTAATGGTGATGGATCTCCTCTTCAGTCGGCCCAAGCAAGCAGCTTAGCATTATCTGGCGCGATTACAATAACTGCTGGAGCGGGAGGTAATGGTAGTAGTTATGGCGGTAGCGGCGGCACGGTTACAACAGTTGGATCTGGTATTACGACAGTATATTCACGATCAGGTGGAAATGGAGGCGATGGAACTAACAGTTGGGGAACCGGAGGTGGAGGCGCAGCAGGAGGAGGTGATGGTGGTTCTACAGTTAGTGGAACTTCAGGAAGTGGTGGGCGATATGGACAAGATTATACAGGCGCACTTAATGGTGGAGCACCTGGAGCAAATGGAACTCGGTCAGATTGGCACGGATCGTCTGGCGGTGGTAAAGCAGACTTAGTTGGCGCAGGTGGCGGTGGTGGAGGAGCTGGTACTGTAGGTAATAGCAACGGAGCACAAGGTGGAGCTGGAGGTGGAAGCATTACAGTATCTCCTGTAACTATGGGTGGTACTGGAGGTGGAGGTGGCGGCAGTAATGGGGGTTCTGCTGCTGGCGCTGGGGGTCAATACGGAGGTGGCGGAGCTGGAGGCCGAAGCTCTTATGGGCCGCCTAATAGTGGAAAAAAAGGAGCAGTTTTCATTTGGCCAAGCTCTTAACAGAAAACAATATTCCTGTTTTTAAGGAAAATTTAGCAAGTTTTAATCAAGCAAAAATTGTAGAGGCCATTGAGAAATTGCCAAAACACAGTTGGTTAGACTCTGACCAGAAATTATCAAATGGCAATTACAACTTAGCTAAAAAAGATGATTCATATTGGGATCTTGCTTTTCCCGCTGTCCGAAAGTTTTTGGATGGAGTGATAGATAAAAATTTACCTCAGTTTAATTTTTGGAATATTACAAGCCAGTGGTTTCAAGTTTATGAAAAAGGCGATTTTCATAATTGGCACATACACGGAAATTGTATGTTTTCTGGCGTATTTTACATCTCACTTGAAGAGTCTGGATGTTTGCAAACAGCGGATGAGTCAGTTGGAAATATAGATGTATTTACTGGGGACATAATACTGTTTCCTAGTTTTTTAGAACACAGAGTAGTAGAGCACAGCAAGGAAACACCGAGAGTTGTTATCGCGTTTAACGTGAACTTCGACCGAGTGTAATAGTGAAATTAGAGGCGCGGTGTGAGAAAGATATTATCAGCTTTGCTTCTAATTGCATTTCCTGTTTATGCACAGGATACTACGACCAACATTAATACAACTGCGACTAGCGCGGCAACGTCAACTGCTACCTCTACAAATACTAATAATAATTCTAACGTAAATGCGACTACTTACAGTGGGACATCTAATAATAACAACACGAACAATAATACTAACGTAAATACTAGTACAAGTACGATTAACTCTTCTACAAGCTCTGCTTCAAATAACACCAACACTAACAACAACGTAAACACAACTAATTATACTGGAACGATTGACAACCAAAATACAAACGTCAACACCAATACAAACACCAACACCAACACAAACACCAGCACAAACACCAACATAAATACTTCGGTAAACGACTCTACTAGCGTCAACCAAAACACAAACAACAGCACTAGCGTCAACGCCTCAACTTCGGAGAGCACTAGCTATCAAACAACAAACTCTGTATCTGATATTACGGCTATGAATCAGAACAGCAACACCAATATCAACAGTAGCACTAGCGACTCTAGCCAACGAGTAACACAGAAGATTGAGTCGCCGCCTCCTTCTGCTATTGCGCCTAGTATTGGTAGCAGTTATTCGCAGGACTTATGTACTACAGGCATTTCAGGCGCAGTGCAGACACAGATACTAGGATTCTCTGCGGGCAAGTCTATTCGTGACACGAACTGTGAGCGGATTAAACTATCTAAAACTATGTACGATATGGGTATGCGTGTAGCCGCAGTATCTTTGATGTGTCAAGACTACCGTGTTTGGTCAAGTATGATGTATGCAGGCACTCCGTGTCCGTATGAGGGTAAGATAGGTGATGAGGCCAAGGCTTTGTGATCCATGTTTTTGCGTTAATTATAATTATAGGCGACCGAGTTTTAAGCGATGACGTATGTCGCCGAACAATGTGCTTTCGGAATGTTTACGAGTGCAATCGTTTTATTAACGCGCTGACACGCGAAGAAAGCGCAACGATTGAACCAGTAGGGGCTTATTGCAAGCCTCTGCTTATTGATCCCAGGCAAGAGGGCATTAAGGTCTACTGATGATAGTCGGCCTTGATAATCCGGTCGCCAATTACTCTTCAATCCAATCTAGCGCAACAGAAACCCTTAGAGTGAGTTTATCGCCCGACATGGTGCGAGAGTTAGACTTGCCTGAGGGAATGACGGTAAAGGGAGCGGTCGCAGAGGACGGCAAATCCGTTACTCTCAACACCGAAAATGGTCGTGTACAAATTAAGGGGAATTTTGCTCGATCTGCTGGTGAAGTAGTTGACGTCGAAATCTCTTCCCCGCATACCCCCCAGGCTGAAGAGCTGGAGCAATCAAGCAAGCCACAGACAAGTGGCCC